CGGGGTGTGGCTCAGCTTGGCTAGAGCGCCTGGTTTGGGACCAGGAGGTCGCAGGTTCGAATCCTGTCACCCCGATTCTTACAAATATGCGCGAGTGGCTCAGTTGGTGGAGCGCGACCTTGCCAAGGTCGAGGCCGCGGGTTCGAGTCCCGTCTCGCGCTCTTTTTTATTATTGCGGAAGCTTTGATTCATCAGGGTTTCCGCTTTTTTGCATTTTCATTTTTATGTAGACAGTTGTAGACACCTGAAGACAATATATACGCTTACAGACTGTTTAAAAGCAATTTGTTGGAATAAATGTATCGCAGAGTAAAAGGAGGAAACCAAATGAGCAAAGTATTAATTCTAAACGGAAGTCCACGTGTAAACGGCAACACATCCATTGCCATCCGGGAAATGGAGAATGTATTTCGAAATAGTGGGGTAGAGGTAACAACCATACAGATTGGAAATAAAGATATCCGGGGCTGTATTGCCTGTAACCAGTGCAGCGAAATTGGAAAATGTGTGTTTGATGATATCGTAAATGAGCTGGCACCTCTCTTTGAGGCGGCGGATGGCCTGGTGATTGCCAGTCCGGTCTACTATGCATCGGCTAATGCGATGCTGATTGCCTGTCTTGACCGCTTGTTTTACAGCACGTCCTTTGATAAGAGCATGAAGGTGGGGGCCAGTGTAGTCTGTGCACGCAGAGGCGGCTGCTCAGCGACTTTTGATGAATTGAACAAATTTTTTACCATCAGCAATATGCCGATCGCATCCAGCAGATACTGGAACAGTATTCATGGCTGTGAGAAAGGGGAGGCAGAGATGGATGAGGAAGGCAAGCAGACGATGCGGATGCTTGCAAAGAATATGACATTTCTTATGAAGTCCATCGAGCTTGGCAAGAAAGAATATGGTCTTCCGGAACAGGAGGAGCGGACGGCGACGAATTTTATTCGGTAAGTTTAAGGGAGTCAGAGCATTTTTGATAAGGTAGTCCATGCGCCGGCTGGATGGAGATATGATTTCGAAAATGAGATCGGGAGCGCCGGAACAGCCGCGGTCGGTCAATTTATTCGGATCACAGATAAGAGAGATATCCGGCTCAACCCAATCTTTATCATCCGCATCCAGATTGACAGCGAAAGGAGGCGGATAAACGCGGCATTCTCCGCCGTTGGACTCGATATAATTTCCAAGAAGGTGAGAAATCTGGTAGGAAATTTCCTGATGAATCCGGCTTGGAGGTGCCATATTATAAAATTGCCCGTCGATCAGCTCTGCACGCTGCCCGTCGGGCAAATTCCAGTAATCTTTTGAAATATAGGTATACCTATACCTAAAAGTATATTACAGGAAGAAATTATTTTCAATCATCCGTACGTATTCGCAACCAATCCCAGATAACCTCAGCGTCGTATCCAGTCATATGGATAATGATGACCGGATAATCGCGAACCGTCTCATATGGAAGTTTACCGGAACCGTCATGCATCCATCACAGGAAAAGGCTGTAGCGGACGATGGCATACTCTAACGCGATCCCCTGCATCTGTAGAATCATATCTTCCAGTCCGCTGCCTGGTTCCAGTAGAGCGGAAAAGAACGCATTTGCCAGAAAATGACGAAGAGGCATCTGATAGAGCACCGATGCATTTCGAAATTTTTCCCAGGGTAGTTCAATATCGCAGATCAGTGAGCGTAGCTGCGGGAGAGTCCTTCGGAAAATTTCTGTGGACAGGATATGCATGAGGGGAGATTCCCGGGGGATTTTGAGCGGAAATATGGTTGGGTGGCAAAAGTTCACGCGCCATTTGGATAAAATCCTGCATGACAGGAGACAGAAACTTGCTCTGATGCCACGCCAGATGAACGGTATTTTGAAAAGAAAAATCCGAAAAATAGATCCGGGAAATGGCACTGAGTCTCAGCTCAGTTTCGATCATAGCGCTTGGCAGAATTGTGACGCCAAGCCCCAGGCGGACGGCTTCGAGAATGGCCTCTTGCGAGGTGCTTTCCCAGGCAGGGGTGACCTCACAGCCGGTCTGGCGGATGGCATTTTGAAATACTTCATAGGAGGTGCTGCCGACTTCGCGAAAGAGCAGCGGTTGTTTCATAAATGTATTGATGGAAACGGTTTTTCCTGCCATCGGGTGTCCCGGCGCGCAGATGGCGGTGTAGTGTTCCTGAAACAGGGGAGTCAGGGCAATCTGTTCGGAGTGGATGGTTCCGCCGACGATTGCAAGATCTAGCGCTCCATTTAAGAGCATGGCTTCCGTCTGTGCGGTCGTCTGTATATGGACCTGCGTGTGCACCTGGGGATATGTCTCTTGAAATAGCTGCATGAAACGTGGCAGATAGGAAATCCCCACGTTGGTGCTGGCACCGATGCGGAGAACTCCGCTGATTCCGGAATTGGAAAATGCCAGCTCCATTTCATCGTACATCTGGATAAAATGGCGTGCATAGTCGAGAAAACGCCGCCCTTCGCCGGTAATTCGCAGACGCTGGTTGATCCGGTCGAAAAATAATGTTCCGTAGTGTTCTTCGAGCTCCCGGACGGCGGTGCTGACGGTTGGCTGCGTCAGGTAGAGATTGCGTGCCGCCTGTGTAATGCTTCCGGCGGATGCTACTTCGATAAAAATTCGGAAATGCCGCAGTGTCATGAAAACTCCTTTCCTGAATGTTTCATAAGGAGTGGGAAACATTCGTATCTGTGTGTTTGTCCTGCTTTTTGCCTGCCGCCAGAAAGGTTATTTTTGACGGCGCTGCTTTTATAGACGATCATAGATGTCTTGATAAGAACTATATATAAATTATAGTAATTTTAAAATGAATTGGCAAGTGTTATAATGGGCACAGAAAAAGGAATGTTGTTTTGCGTGAAGGAGAACTGGGAGAGACAAAAGATAAAATAGAAAAAGGGGGAATGGCAGATGAAACAGAAGCATCGACTGCTGGTTTTATTTTTAAAAACACTTTATATCAGCGCATTTACATTCGGGGGCGGTTTTGTCATTGTGACATTTATGAAGAAATGTTTCGTGGATGAGCTTCACTGGATTGATGAACAGGAAATGCTTGATTTTACCGCACTGGCACAGTCCTGTCCGGGCGCGATTGCGGTAAATGGGGCAATTTTGGTTGGCTGGAAAGTATATGGGTTTGCCGGAATGGTGGTGGCAGTCATCGGAACGATTCTTCCGCCGATGGCGATTCTGGCGGTTTTATCCGTCTGTTACGCCGCGTTTGCGTCGAACGTCTGGGTGGCAGCAGCACTAGAGGGAATGCGAGTCGGCGTGGCGGCTGTGATTCTGGATGTTTCCTGTGGGCTGGGAGTGAATGTTCTGAAGGAAAAAAAGCTGTATTCAATTGCAATCATGATAATTGCGTTTCTGGCTGATTTTGTGCTGGATGTGAGTGTAATCTATATCATTGCGGCGGGTATTCTGGCGGGAACGATTCGATTTATCTGGATGAGAAAACGTGAGAAGACGGCCGGTGCGGTATAGAGGGGGAGAATAGATATGATCTATATACAATTATTTTTGAGCTTTCTGCAGATAGGGCTTTTCAGCGTGGGCGGCGGCTACGCGGCGATTCCACTGGTACAGAGCCTGATTGTGGAACGACAGGGATGGATCACGATGACGGAGTTTACGAATCTTATCACGATCGCGGAAATGACGCCGGGACCGATTGCGGTCAATTCAGCAACCTTTGTCGGAATTCGGATAGCGGGACTTCCGGGGGCGGTTGCGGCAACCTGGGGATGTATTTTCCCATCTTGTATCATTGTATCGGTATTGGCATACATATATCGGCGTTACCGTGGCGGCTCTGCGATGGGAAGTATTTTAGGCAGTCTTCGCCCAGCGGTAGTGGCGCTGATCGCAGGTGCCGGACTTTCGATGCTACTGGCAGCAGTTCTTCCAGAGGTAAATGGGGAGAGGATGATCCAGTGGGGCAGCCTGGTTCTTTTTTCGGCAGCTTTTATAGCGCTCCGTAAATGGAAACTGAACCCAATTCTTGTGATGTGGGTCTGCGGCGGTGTCAGCCTGGCAGTTAAATTGATTGAGTATCATTTGTAGATAAGGTAGTATAAGAATAGGTAATAGATATAAATGAGAGTGTAGATGGAGATTGAAAGCTGTATTTATGAATGGATGGAAATGGCATCGAATTCTTTTGATTCGATGCCATTTCTGGGATTAGGGGAAATAGATGCATAGACTTCAAATGGTTAGAATATTCTAAAAAATCACAACAAAATAAAAAGAATAACAAATATAGAAAAATCGTTGACAATCCTTGGAAACTCTGGTATCATAACATACGTCCTTGAGACAAGGGCAAATCAATCGAGGAAATAAGAGCGGAAACGCAAACGGGTTTCTGAGAAAGATTAAAAATAAAAGATAAGTTTTAGAATGAAAATCGACAAGAGGTTATAAAGCCTCTGCCGATTTTCTTTTTTTATAGGAAACAGCAGAAAAGAAGAGCGTGCAGAGCGTAAAAACTCTGGCACGCTTATTTTTTTACAACGAAAGAGAGGTAGACACATGGAAAATTTTATTAAAGAACATGATTACGCAATATTGGTTTATGCAAAAGAGGACACAGCAAAATACACAGCTGCAATTAAAGCGCTGACAGAAACAAAGAAAATGAGCGGCTGGGATAGAGTACAGGGCGTAACAATTCATAAAGATTGCAGGATACCGAGCCTATACCATGGGGAAGATTTAGCAATAGTTATGGAGAGGGACAACGGGAGCGGGCAGTATAGCATAAGAATAATGAGTTGATAAACAGGGCAGCGAAAGTCGCCCGTACAGAAAGGAGCATAGAGAATGGAAAAACGGAAGTATAAGCGCTTGCATTACGAGGATAGACAGACCATAGAGGCTATGAGCAAACAGGGCAGCAGCGTAAAAGATATTGCAGAGGCGCTGGGAACACACAGAGATACGATTTATAGAGAGTTCAAACGCTGCGGGGCTACGCTGGAAACGTACACAGCGGCAGCAGGGCAGCAGGCACTATAAAAAAGGGAAAATAATGAAATTAGAGGACGCATTAAAACAAAATCCATACGATAAAACCAGAGGCAGTAAAGGGGCGTACATAAGATATTTACGTTATACCGTGGACGGGTGGTATAGCAAGAAAAGCGAGGAAATAAGAAAGCAGATAGACTGGGATAAGATAACGAAAGAGAGGTAAAAGAGATATGACAAGAGAGGCACTTAAGAAATTAAATGAAAAGCAAATGAATTACTGTAAAACACTTTCAGCGCTGATTGATAGAGCAAAGATAAAAGGACTTAAAGAAGAGAACGAACGGAACAGAGGAAAACTTAGAGGGTTCTTAGAGTGCATGGAGCAAATGGAATTATTAAGCGGTTACGAAGTGAAAGCATTATATTTATGGTTCATATCTGGAAATAGAGGAGAATAATAGGCGGCAGCAGTCGCCACCAGTGCCGTTAGTTCAGTTGGTTAGAGCAGCCGCCTCATAAGCGGCAAGTCGTGGGTTCAAGTCCCACACGGCGCATTGTGTAGCAGGCATGGCGAGCCTGCGGCAGAGGGCAGCAGGCTAATAGCTGCAATCTGTATACCGTGGAAAAATAGCGGCGGTCATACCAGCCAGAAAGTATGTGGACAGTCAACAGGTTTTCAGCTGCTTTTTAATGCGAAAAGCAGCCCGCACGGTAAAACCAAACGCCAGAACAGGAGAGCGGCACACATGGAAAGACAGAGAGCGCCGCCGAAAGGAAGAGAGGCAGAGAATGGCAGCAGAGGCATTGATAGTAGAGGACGCATACCAGAGAGGCTATGCAGATGCCATAGCAGATATGCGAAAGAAAAAAGAGCAGAGGCGGCAGCGGGAGCAGGCAAAGAAAGCCCGCCGCTGGTATTTCATTAAGCAGAAAGCCTACGGGCTTGCAATGCTGGCAGTTACCGTGCTGGCGGCATGGGCGACAGAGGGCGACATAACAATAGCGGTTATTACCGTACCGCTGGGGCTTATGTGCCTTTTCAGTAAAAAAATGCTGATAGTAGACAACTACTATTTTGCTACAGAAGAGAGGGCAATACATGGACGAAAAAACAATACAGCGTATTAAAAAGCTGCAAGCACTGGCAGAGCGGGGCGTAGGCGGCGAGAAAACGACAGCGCAAAAGAAACTTGCAAAGCTGCTTAAGGATAACGGTATAAATTCCTTAGACGAACTGCAAAAGGAAGAGTATGAATATACGATATTTTCCTACAACGGAAAGCACGAAATAAAACTGCTGCGGCAGTGTATGTATAAGGTCATGGGTGCTAAATCTGACAGAACAGCATACAAGCCATACGGACGGCGGCAGAAAATCGGCATATATTGCACGAAAGCGCAGAAAATCGAAATAGAGTTAGAGTTTGAATTTTACAGAAACGTATTTTATGAGGAATTAAGTACATTTATGGACGCTTTCATACAGGCACAGAAGATTTTCCCAGAAGATGCACCAGTAGGAGACTACGACGAATTTAACGAAAGAGATATGAAAATAGCGTTTATGGCTACGGGGATAGAACGGCGTAGCAGGGCTGCAATGATAGAGGAAAGCGAGGCGGGAAATGAGAAAACGAAAACGACAGGCAGTTAAGAAACTGATACAGTGCGCAGCCGTTATAGCGGCAGGCGTGCTGGCAATCATTTTGTTTATGCTGGCTATCTGGTACAGAGGAAAGAACAGCGAGCCAGTAACAGACGAACAGGTAGCAGCGCAGATGCAGCAGGCAGAGCCGCTGGTTATTGAAACACCAGAGGCAGCCACAGAGGGCAGTATAAGAGTATACGACTATGACGGCTGCTGTATTTATTCCTACTACGGCAAAATTCGGATAAACAGCGACGGTAAGGACGGCAAGGAAATTGACGTAGAGGCATTAGGCTATTTAGAGGGCTACCAAGAACATAAAGAGGAAAGCGGGGCGGGAGAATGAGCCACAGATATTACAGCCCTTTACGCCCGTTATCGCTGGGAACATTTCCAAAGCCGCAGGGAAACGAGATTTTACATATAGAAAATTTTGAGGAACGGCAGAACGTACCAGAGATAGCACGGCAGGCGTGGGGATACATTGAGTACAAAGAGGCGCTTACAGAAATAGAGGCGGCAGCTTATGAGCTGATACCGTCAAACTGCATTTCTGAAATGGAAAACTTAGAGGCAAGGAGATAAAGGCAATGAGCGAGGTATATATACGCAGCCAGAATAAAGAAAAGCTGTATAGACTGGGCGGTAATTACGCCTGCGTAGAGTATGGAGAGTACGAGGACATAAAGAAAAAGAGAGGCGGCGCAGAGGCAGACAAAAAGCGCCACGTAATTTGCATAAGTGACGGGTGTTTAGAAGAAATTGGAGAGTATGCCACAAAAGAGCGCTGCTTAGAGGTGCTGGACGAGATACAGAAAGCGTGCGTAAGCTATCTGTTTACGGCTGGCGGTGCAGCCGTAATAAGGGGCGGCATGGACGTACAGCCGTTTGCAGCAGTAATACCGAGGCTGTACGAAATGCCAGAGAAGTAGGAGAGGCAGACAGTGACAGTAAAGGAATTTATAGGCACGCTGGAGAGTTCAGACCGCCTGCGCATTATCGAGGGCAAAGCAGAGGTTTACGTAGGGTATCTGGCAGCGTTCAAACCGTTTGCAGACCATGAGATAAGCGAGGAATACCGAAAATACAGCGGGCATGAGGTAAAGAAGTTTAGAGCAGTGCCGGAGATAACGCACAGACGCTGGAAAGAGCTGGGGCTTATGAAACCATTAGAGCCAGACCAGACAGCACAGTATAAGTTTAGTGATTTGCAGATGTCGCTTTACTACACCATTTACATATAAGAAAGGAAAGGGCAGGAAGTATGACAAAGAAAAAGCCGGATTTTTTACGGGATTTAGATACTGCAATCATGGACGAGCTTACAGGTGGCGGTATCAAGGGAAATGCAGCGGGACTGGTAGGAACGCTTACACAGATTAAGGAAATTAAGCAGCTATGCGGGCTGCCGTTTTGCGGTTATATGGCAAAGTTGGAAACGGTAAGACCAAGCGGCGTGCCGGACGAGGTAACGGTAGTATTTGCAGAGGACGTACCATACAGGGCTTGCAACGGCATAGAATTTGACGTTATGCAGGAATTTGTAGAGGGCAGCAGGCTTTTACTGACAGGTAAGGTGCAGACGCTTAAGGACTTCCAGAGCGGTAGACTGCTGGTATATATTCTGGCAGATTTTGTGGCGGTATCGGAAAAGGCAGTAGAGCAGGACGAGGCAGCAGTAAGAGGCGTTATAGCGAATAAGCCAACATACAGAGAAACACCGAGAGGCAAGCGCATTACTGATATTACGGTAAAGGTAAGAAATGAGCTTACAGGCGGCAGCTGCTTTTTACCGTGCATCTGCTGGCAGGAACAGGCAGACGAGGCGGCGCAGTGGCAGCAGGGCGACACTGTAGAGCTGCTGGGACGGTATCAGAGCCGCCAGTATGAAAAGGTGCTTGATGCAGCCACAGGAGAAAGAGAACAGCGCACAGCTTATGAGGTATCGGTACGGCTGATTAGAAGAAAGGAAGAGGCAGAAAATGAGTGTTGAACATATCGGCAAGGGCTATGTAAAAATCTGCGTGAGAGAGGAAGAGTTAGAGAACAGCATAGCTGGGCTTAGCCAGTTAAAACCTATTTTGCAAACGCAAGTAATGAAAGGGAACGGAAGAAACACAAAGCAGGGGATTATTGACGCAGCAGAGCTGGGAAAACATTTTGATACAGCGATAGATGCAATGACTATGCTTTTGGCTGGGTTTAAGGAAGAAAGCGAGGCACAGAATGAAGAGTAAAACAATTTTAGGAGCAGACGGCGCAACAAAAATGCGGCAGATTACAGTAGGGATACACGGAAAGGGCGGCGAGGCAGGCATAAAGGCAATACAGCAGCTTGCAGGCATGGTGGACAGCTTAAAGCAGTGCCAGACACCACAGGAAGTATACGACAGATATTTACAGATTACGGGGTACTGTAAATGCTGCGTTGATTGTAATTTTATAGACCAAAAGGGAGCAGACGAGCTGATGTGCTTAGCAGCATATCTGGCAGGAAATGAACAGGCACGGGCAGAGGTACAACAGAAAGCGGGTAAAAAGGCATGAGAAAGGTTTATATATGCAGCCCATACAGGGCGAAAGACGGCGCAGAGCTGGACAGAAACATAGATTATGCGCAGCAGCTGACACGGCAGGCGTTAGAGGCGGGCTTAGCACCCATTACGCCGCATTTATATATGACGCAGTGCATGGACGATAAAAAGCCGGAAGAGCGGGCAAGGGGCATGGCTGCGGGGCTTGCGCTGCTGAAAGGCTGCGATTTTGTTATTGCTGGTGTGAAATACGGCATAACAGAGGGAATGGACAGAGAAATACATACAGCAAATATGCTGGGAATTGCGGTTATAGATGCAAACCAGATTAAACGGCATCTGGAATATGAGGAAAAGCGACAGGAGCGGGTAGCGAGCGACTACGCAAAGCTGCATAAGTGCAAGCATTGTTACGAGTGTAGATTATGTAGCCTTATGGGGTATAAGAACTGCTGTACCGCCAGCGCTTGCACAGCTGCATATAAACGGGCTTATGAGTATGCCTTAAGCCGCATAAGAGAGTGGCAGAAAACATGAAAAATAAAAGCGCCTACGGTGGGGAAACACCATAGGCGCTAAGCCATACAGCTTTGAAATACTATAAAAATTATAAGCTATGTATGGCGCAAAGTCAAGAAATTTAACGGGCAGGCAGCCCGTTTTAACACTTGATAAAAGTATTAACGAACCGACAGAGAGGTAGATATATGCCATACGTAGAGAGGGTAACAAAAGCAGGAAATACGATAGAGATAGAGAGGTACTTTACCAGCAGATACAAAAAGAAAGGTATCAGCAGAGGGGATAAGGTAAAGCCAACAAAAGAAGAGCAGGAGAAAGTAAACACCAGACAGGCAGAGAGAAAGTTAAGGATACTCATAAATGCAAACTATGGCTATGGGGACTACCATTTAGTGCTTGACTATATCCGCAGGAAAGGAGAGCCGGACAGAACGCCGGAGCAGATGCGGCAGGACATAGACGTATTTTTGAGGGAGTGCAGAAAGGAGTACAGAAAAGCAGGGTTAGAGTTCAAATACATACACGTTATGGAGATAGGCAAGAAAGGTGCGAGGCATCACCACCTTGTAGTAAATAAAATTGACACAGAGATTTTACAACGCTGCTGGTATAAGGCATACGAGGGGCATAACAGGGTTAAGGTATTCCCACTGGACGATAGCGACAACTATGCAGAGCTGGCAAGTTATTTAATCAAGTACACAGGAACGCACAAAAAGGGTACTGACGGAGCATTACAGGGCAAGCGCTGGAATTGCAGCAAGAATTTAGTAAGACCAGAACCAGAGTACCGCATAATTTCAGACCGTGAGTATTTCAAGAAAGAGCCAAAAGCAATAAAGGGCTATTACGTGGACAAGAACAGTGTAAGCATGGGGGTACATAGCCCAGAGTATTACGGCTATGGGTATTTAAGATACACCTTAGTAAAAATAACAGATAGGGGGGGCTGAAATGCAGATAATCAAGGGCATTGCCATTGCAGCAGTGTTGATAATAGCTGGACTGCTGGCGCTGATTGTGGCAGCATATCTGGCGTTTAGAATTGCGGCGGCTATTTTTGAACAGCAGGAGAGCTGGAAAGACAGCGGCAGCAGAAAGGGCAGAAAACATGATAGAAAAAATTAAATACTGGTTATTCCAGAAAGGCAAGGACTGTAAGCGCTGCTGCCTGCGGTGCAGATACTACGATATATGCCGCTGGGACGTACTGGGAAATGCAGGACTACAAAGCGAGGAAACAATAACGCTTTTGGCGATAGAGAACAGCAAGCCGCATAAGGACGGGCTACTTTTTAGAATTTGCCAGTATGTAGAATTTAAGCAGAGAGCGAGGCGAGAAAATGAGAAACTTTAGACTGGACGACGAAAGCGGGCATCAAGAGGCATTATTTAGCTGGGCTGCATACAGAACAGGGCTTATGCCGGAACTGCAATATATGTATCATGTGCCAAACGGCGGCAAACGTGATGCAGCAACAGCGGTGGCGCTTAAGAGGCAGGGCGTAAAGGCTGGTGTGCCGGATATCATGCTACCAGCTGCAAGGGCTGGGTATCACGGGCTTTACATAGAGCTTAAGGCGGGCAAGAACACGACGACCAAGAAACAGAAAGAGTGGTTAGAGTATCTACGGCAGCAGGGCTATTATACCGCCGTCTGCTACGGCTGGCAGCCAGCAGCGCAGCTGATAGAGCAGTATTTATTACATTCAGACGAGCTTACAAAAGAACAGGAAACAGTAACCATGCGTTAGAGGCGAACGCAGGAAAGAGAGGCAAAGAATGAAAACAATAAGCATTTTGAATTTAAAGGGTGGCGTAGCCAAGACCTTTACAGCGGCAAACATGGCGTATGAGCTTTACAGGCGAGGCTATAAGGTGCTGCTGATTGACAACGATAAGCAGGGAAACTTAAGCAAGGCGTACAGCAGATATGATGCAGAGAACGTGGCACCAGTCACAAAGCTACTGGCTGGGGACTGGGAAAACGCAGACGAGCTGATACAGCATACAGAGTATGAGGGTATCGACATTGTAACGGCGAATATGTCATTATTTGGGGCTACATGGAATTTAACCAAAGAGGACAGCGAAAACCAGATAGAGAGATACAAAGCGCTGGTATATGCAAAGATACAGTATTACGGAGATTGCACCATATACGGCAAGTATGATTACTGCATCATTGATAACCCGCCGGATATTGGGCTTAATGTTGTAAATGCGCTGGCAATCACGGACGAGGTAATAGTACCCGTAAAAGTGGACGAGGACGCTTTAGAGGGGCTGGATATTGTAACAGAGCAGATAGAGGACGCAAAGGCATTTAACCCAGCATTAAAGCTGGCAGGCGTTTTGATTACGTCATACCAGAACACAGACGGAGAGGCAGCAGGCGTAGAATGGCTGGAACAAAAGACAGATTTTAATATTTTGGGTATTATTCGGTATTCCAAGAAAGTAGCAGAAAATACTTTCATGCGTAAGCCGATTTATGAGTATAGCCCATGCTGCGGAGCGGCGCAGGGGTACAAGAAATTTGTAACAGCGTATACAGGGAAAGCGAGGTAGCAAGCGTGGCACATAAAGAGAGATTATGCGTTTACTGGCATTGCCGCAGGACTGGCGGTACGGAGTGCTGGAACTGGGGCAGTAAATTTGCAGGGAAGAAATGTCCGCAAAGCGACGCTTGCGAGCATTGGAGAACGTGCGAAATGTGCAACGGAGTAATGGGACAGTGCAAGAAAAAACAAAGGATTGTGAAAGCGAGGTAGAGAATATGGCAAAGTTTGGCATTAACGACATTCTGAACGCAAAGACGAAAGCAGCAGGGCAGCAGGCACAGACAGAGGGATACAAAGAGATTTATTTAAGCCCTTACGAGGTAAAGGCAGCGCAGGAGAATACGCACCAGAAATTAGAGAACATAGAAGAGCTGGCAGACAGCTTTTTACACGTAGGACAGGAACAGCCTACAGTATTGGCGAGAGTAAACGGGGAATACCGTATAATCGACGGACACAGACGTAATGCGGCAAATATTTTGAACTTAGAGCGGGGGCATAAGGAGTATGAGAAAGTGCTTTACCGCTTTATGGATATGAGCGAGGCAATGTATGAGCTGCGCTTATTGGCTGGCAACGGATTTACGCAGGAGCTTACAGCTTATGAAAAAACCAGATTAGTAGAGCGTACAAAAGCGGCGCTTATCAGAGCCAAGGAAGAGGACGGCTTAGAGATACAAGGCAAAATGCGTGATTTAGTGGCGGCTATGATAAACGAAAGCAGCACAAACGTAGCCAGAATGGACGCAATCAACAACAACGCAACGCCGGAGATTAAAGAGCAGCTGAAAGAGGGAAATTTAGGTATCACTGCTGCATACGAGGCAGCAAAGCTGGACGAGGACGAGCAGAAAGAAATAGCGAAAAAAGCAGCAGCGGGCAAAAATGTGAGGGCAAAGGAAATAGCGGAAAAGGTAGCAGAGAAAAAGGCAGGGGACGATTACGAAACACCGCACCCAGAAAGCATAACGTCTTTGTGCTATTCCTGCCAGAAATACAAGGACTGCAACGTAAAAACGGGAACGTGCCAGAAATGCGACCAGTACATAAACAAGGCAGAGGCTGAAAAGACGGACGAACAGCGGTACAGCGAAGAGCAGGACGCTATAGACCGCCAGACAAAGAAGAAATTGCAGGAGCGGGCAGACGCAGAAAAAATGGAGCATCTGCCAAGCGAGGGAAACACAGAGCATAAGCAGCATGAGATAAAAATAGTGGCATCTTATTACGAGGACGTAGTAAGCGGGAAAAAAGGCTTTGAGCTGCGGAAGAATGACAGAGGCTATAAACAGGGCGACAGCCTTAAAATGCTGGAATTTAAGGACGGTAAGCATACAGGGCGCACGATTGATGCAGATATTATTTATATGCTGGAAGATTATACAGGGCTTACAGAGGGCTACTGTATTCTGGGTATCAGAGTAACAGACTATACAGGTAAGGTGTCCGAAACGGACACAGAAAGCGGGGCAGAGCATGAATAGACGGCAGCGGAAAAAGAAGAAAGCACAGGTATTTACAATTATTCTGGGCTGTACGGCGTTTTGCAAGGCAGAGCAATACGAGAAGATGCGGAAAAGCGTAGAATATCAGTTACGAACAGGCAGCGTGGTTATGCTGCCTGCATACTTGCACGTAGAGGCAATTATAAAGCAGCGAGGCGGCAGAAATATTGAGATTAAGCAGGAAAACGGGGTAGTAAATGTTTGAGTATATGGACGGCATAGTAGATGCAGTGGAAGAAATTGCACAGGCAGCAGTAGACGTAGCAGTATTTGTGACGATATGCACAGCAAAAGCGGTGTTGATAATAACAGCGCCAGTATGGATACTGCCGTATGCGATATGGAGAAAGGGGCGTAAGCAGTGAAATACAGACAGTGGAAAAAGAACTACAAGAAAAAGCACGGAGTAAACCCGCCGTTAGAGCTGGACAAGCGAAAACAGCGCAGGATTGCAAGAAAAATGGCAAGGCAGATAAATAAAACATTGCCAACAGCGGCAGAAACATTGACGGCAGCTATTAACAGCTGGGTAAAGAGCATAAAGCCAGTACTGGCGACATTCTGCGAGAGCGTAGCGGCGGCGTTTAGCAATGTGGCAGCTGGATTAAGGGAAGAAAGCGAGGCGGTAGAAAATGACGAATATATTACTGGGCATAATAGCGCTGGAATTGCTGGCGATATTTTCAAAACTGGACAAACTGGAAGAGAGGGGCAGAGAGAATGAATAATGTATCACTTACAGGGCGGCTTACAAGAGAGCCAGAGCTTAGATATGGCGGGCAGGACAATAGCACAGCTATTACCCGCTTTACGCTTGCGGTAGACGACGGGAAAGACACAGATTTTATAAATATTAAGTGTTTCGGGCGTACTGCGGAATGGGCGCAGAAATGGTTAAGCAAAGGCAGCAGGGCAGAGGTTACGGGCAAGATTAAAACAGGCAGCTACGAGAGCCAGCGCACGGGCAGCAAGGTATATTACACAGAGGTTGTGGCAAATAGCGTAGGATTTGGAGAGAGCAAAGCAGAGGCAGAGGCGAGAGGGCAGCAGCTGCCGGAGAGTGACGGGTTTATGAATATCCCAGAGGGAGCAGACGAAGAGCTGCCGTTTAATTAACAGAAAGCGAGGTACAGAACATGGAGCAGGAAGAAACAAAGACAACAGCGGCAACAGGGGTAGAAATGCCGCCAGAGGCTGAAAGCTGGGTACAGCTGCACGAAAGCGAATTAACAGAGCTGATGCAGAAACAGGCAAAGGCTGCAATAACGGAACTGAAACGACAGGAAAAGCAGGAGCGAAAGAAAGAGAAATACCACAACACTTTTACGCTTATGAAATGCTACCGTGATGCGGTTTTCCATATCGAGAACGCAATAAGCGACGGGCAGCAGTTGGAGCTTAAGGGTATGACGGACGAGCAGCAGCGTACATACTTAGAGAGTATCAGACGCACACGCTTTAAGACATTGATAATGACAGCGCATATAGACAAGGCGGTAGAAGAGATAGAACGCCGTAGAGAGGCAGCAGGCAGAGGCGTAGAGTACAAGGCTTTTGAAATGTATTTCATGCAGGGCATGGACTATGCGGAAATTGCAGAGGAACTGGATACAGGAAAGAACACACCGAGGCGCTGGGTTACGGGCATCATAAACGAGCTGTCAGTATTATTGTGGGGGATTGACGAAGAGAGGGTAAAGTAAGTGTTTGAAAAAATAAAAGCGTGGATAAAAAGAAAGCGGGAAACAGCGAGAGAACAGCAGGCGGCAGACAGGTTGATAAAGCATATAGAGCAGGCGTTAGGATTTGAGCTTTACGAGTGGCAGAGGCTATATATAATAACTGGGATATGGCAGCCGCCAGAGGGACGGCTACACGGAAGAACGACAGCATATATATTGCGGCTATTATTAGACCAGAGTAAGCCACTGCTGCTATATGAGTTTTCACAGGTGGCAGCGTATGCAGATAACCCATTTATGGGGCGGCAATATCAGCCAGTACCCATGCAGTATGTAGGCTGGTTTAGGCACGAGATAAGGAGTATATACGAGCAGCTAAGAGCAGCAGGCGTGCCAGTAAGAGAAATGATAACAGAGCAGCAGCGGGTAATATCGTGGTAAAAACGTGGTGTTTACATGGGAAAACAAAAGAGATACAATAGTAGCATGAAATGAGTAGGCGATAGCTTAAGCCATGTGCGGCAGCAGTTGCCTACTCTTTTTCTATTCATTCTTTAGCCTCCACCCAGCGCATGAAACTTAGGGCGCTGGGGAATGAAGAAAGAGAGGGGACAGTATGAAAGCATGGGCTAAGAGTTTTTATTTATCAGCGGCATGGGAAAAAACCAGAGCCGCTTATTTAATGTCACAAGATTATATTTGTGAACGCTGCGGACAACCAGCAAAGATAGTGCATCATAAGCGCTGGCTTAACAGAGAGAACATAAACGACATAAGCGTTACGTTGTGCTGGGATAACTTAGAGGCGTTGTGCCAAGACTGCCACAACAAGGAACACCACAAACAGGAGAGACATAAGCGGTATCGGTTCGACGAGAACGGCGGCATACTCCCCCCCATATCAGAAAAATAATTAAAGGGGGCGAATACCGAGGGGGATACCCTAAAATTACCCTACGGGCGTGCGCACGGGTGGTGTAGGGGGTGTGGTGCGGCGCAGGAATGGAAAGCGGGGTAAAGGAATGGCAACAAAGAAAGAGAAAACCAAAGAACAGAGGATAAAGACCGAAAAGACCAGACTTAAGGGTATTTTCAAGGACTTAGACGAAAACAAAAGAAAATTAGTAACGCCGCTGATAGAAAAGGCTGCATTTATGAGCGTTGAGCTGGACGACTTGCAGGCGAAACTTGAAAAAGACGGCTGGACGAGTGAGTACCAGAACGGGCAGAACCAGTGGGGGACAAAGAAAAGCCCAGAGGCAGAAACTTACATAGCGCTTAGTAAGAACTATGCAGCAGTGATTAAGCAGCTTACGGAATTAGTACCAGCTGCGAAACGAAAGACAAGCAGGCTGGCAGCTTTGCGGGAAGAGTAAGCAATATTGCCGCCTTATCGAAACTATATCTATGAGTACCACGCAAAGATTACAAGCGGCGAAATCATAGCGGGAAAATGGATAAAGAAAATATACGAAATCATTATAAACGGGCTGCAAAAGCAGGAGTATTTTTTTAATGCAAAGGCTGCAAATAAGGCTATACGGTTCATAGAGAACTTTTGCCACCACAGCAAGGGGCGTAATGATTTAATCAAGTTGGAGCTATGGCAGAAAGCCATAGTTTCTGTTATTTTTGGCATACAAGACGCAGAAAAAATACGTATTTTCCGTGAAATTTTTATTGTAATTGGAAGAAAAAACGGAAAAAGTTTATTTGCATCTGCGATTATTGCATATATGGCGTACTTAGAGCCGGAGTATGGACAAGAAATATACTGCTTAGCGCCGAAATTAGACCAAGCGGCGCTGGTGTATGACGGATTTTATCAAATGGTACAGGCAGAGGACGAGTTAGCGGAGCTGGCAAAGAAACGGCGCAGCGATATTTATATTGCGGAGAGCAACACGGTAATAAAACCGATTGCTTTTAACGCCAAGAAGTCAGACGGATTTAACCCGCAGCTTGTGGTATGTGATGAAATGGCAGCATGGAGCGGGGACGCTGGACTAAAGCAGTATGAGGTTATGAAATCCGCTTTAGGCGCACGTACTCAACCTATGATATTGAGCATAAGCACTGCCGGATATATCAACGACAGTATTTATGATGAACTAATGAAACGTAGCACAAGTTTCTTAAAAGGAAACAGCAAAGAGCGCAGGCTATTACCATTCCTTTACATGATTGATGATGTGGAGAAGTGGAACGACATAGACGAACTGAAAAAGGCTAACCCTAACATGGGTGTATCCGTAAAAGAAAGTTTCTTTATGGACGAGATAGCCGTAGCAGAGGGCAGCTTAAGTAAAAAAGCAGAGTTCCTTACAAAGTATTGCAATATTAAGCAGAACAGCTCTATTGCATGGCTGGAATATCAGACAGTAGAGAACGCCGGAGTAGAAAAGACCTTAGAGGACTTTAGGGACTGCTACGCAGTGGGCGGTATTGACTTAAGCCAGACAACGGACTTAACGGCAGCAAGTGTGGTTATTCAGAAAGACGGCACGCTGTATGCGTTTACGCAGTTCTTTATGCCACGGGGCAGGCTGGAATACTTACAGGCTACGGACGGTGTGCCGTATGACATATTTGTTAAAAAGGGGCTGATAACCTTAAGCGGCGAGAATTACGTAGACTACCACGACGTTTACGGCTGGTTTACTATGCTGCTGGAAGATTACGGCATACGACCTTTGAAAATCGGCTACGACAGATACAGCGCCCAGTACCTTATTACCGATATGGCAAATTATGGCTTTCACATGGACGACGTTTACCAAGGCGAAAACCTTACACCAGTTATACGGGAGTTTGAGGGCATCATAAAAGACGGCGATTTTAAGATTGCCGACAACAATTTACTAAAGACACATTTCTTAAATGTTGCGCTTAAGCACAACATGGAAACAAGAAAATTCAGACCTATAAAAATCGAGCAGCGGGCGCATATCGACGGCTTTGTATCTGTCATAGATGCAATGACCGTGCGGCAGAAATACTGGGAAGAGTGCGGCGAGCTGCTTAAAAATGCCGCATAGAAAGGAGTGTAAACGGCATGAAATTTTTAGACTATCTTTTCCATGGCAAAGAATTAAAAGCCATAGGTAATTATTTCAAAATGCTGAACGGATACAGCCCGACGTTTACCAGCTTTAGCGGCGGCGTGTATGAAATGGATTTAACCAGAACGGCTATAAATAATTTTGCTACACATTGCAGCAAACTAAAGCCGGAGATAGAGGGCAGCGCCCTTAAATCGCTGGAAAAGACATTGCAGCATAAACCCAACTACTTCATGGATACAACAAAATTTATAAAGCGTCTGGCAACGTATGTAGCGGTGGAACACACCGCTTTTATTATACCTATCGAGGACGAATACGGGCGCTTATGTGGCTGGTATCCGCTGCGGGCTGAACGCTGCGAGGTGGTAGAGAGTGAGGGGCAATTATATTTACGGTATCTGTTTGCAAATGGCAGCTATGGCGCTATTGAGTTTGAGCGTGTAGGCATTATGACAGACTTTGAATATAAAGACGACCTTTTCGGAGAGGACAACAGCACACTTGCACCAACTATGCAGCTGATACATACGCAGAATGAGGGAATTATAAACGCTGTAAAAAATTCTGCAAATATCCGTTTTCTGGCAAAGGTGGCAAATATGCTGAAACCAGAGGATATAAAGAAAGAGCGGAAACGCTTTACAGAGGATAACTTAAGCGCTGACAACGATAGCGGCATGATTATTTATGATAACAAGTTTAGTGAACTGAAACAGGTAGAAAGCAAACCGTATACACCAAACGCATTGCAGATGCAGCACATACAGGAAAATGTATGTACGCATTTTGGTACAAATATGGATATTCTGCAAAATAAATTCGATGAAAATACGTGGAACGCTTACTACGAGGGGAAAATAGAACCGTTTGCAATACAGCTATCGCTTGTTATGACAAATATGAGCTTTACAGAGAGAGAAAGAGCCTGCGGCAATGCTATTTTCTTTTCTGCAAACCGCCTGCAATATGCCAGCAACGCAACAAAGCTAAGCGTAAGCACGCAGCTTTTTGACCGTGCATTACTAAACAGAAACGGCGTTATGGATATATGGAACATGGCACACGTTGAGGACGGGGAAAAGTATTATATCCGCAAAGAGTATACCGAGGTAAGCGAACTGCAAAACAGTAATGGAAAGCCACAGATAATTATACAGCAAGCGCCCATAGCAACAGGGCAGCAGGCAGAGCCGCAGCAGACACCGCCAGCGGCAGCAGGCGAACCAGCAGGCGGGCTGGGAGAGAAAGAGGGTGTAAATAATGCCGATTAAGAAAGAGCGGGAATATAGGGCGCTGGTAGCGCCATTGACAGCGCAGAGTGCAACGAAATTGATACAGACGGAGTATTACGTGGAGGGTTACGCCACTACGTTTGATGCGCCGTATTTGCTGTATGAATTTGAGGACAGCACAAAGATTTACGAAAGAATAGACGCACACGCTTTAGACAGCGCAGACATGAGCGACGTTATCATGCAGTACGACCATGAGGGCAGGGTATTTGCCAGACAGTCAAACAAGACGCTGATTTTACAGCCGGACTATAAAGGGCTTAAGGTGGCGGCTGATTTAGGCAAGACAGATTTAGCCCGTGGGCTATACCAAGACATAGAGGCAGGCATGATAAATAAAA